TAATTATGTTAATGATGGGTTTGGATGTGATTGTGCGAAAAAAAGGGAGGACGTAATGAAAAATGAAAATGTAATGAAAAATGAAATGAAAATAGTTAAAAGAGGTAGGATGCGAGATTTATATTTGAATGGTGTTGAAATACAAGGTGTGCGGTCCTATATTTTAGAGGAAGATGTGGATTCTATTCCAGTTATTAAACTCGAAATTTTACTTTCTGATATTACGATTATGGACGAAGAAGATTATTATTTTGGGGATGAGTTTTATTGGGATAACGATAATGATTTGGATGACTATGATGATGATGACTTGTTGGGAACTGGGAATGAAGGGTTACCAAGTCTGGATAACTATTGTTAGTATTGATGACTTAAAAGAAGCACTGTTAATGGCAGGATATGTAATAATTAAAAAGGGAGAATAACATTGAAAAAAGACTACGATTTAATTGTACACAAGTTTAGTAAAGATATGCCATATCTAAATCTATACCCTATTGGTGATATGCAAGTTGGCTCTGCAAATTTCGATGAAGAAGGTTGGCATAAGTGGAAAAAAGAAGTTTTGGCTGATGATAAAGGATATGTGGTAATAGTTGGTGATACAATAAATAATGGACTTAAAAGAAGTAAGAGTAATGTATATGACGAGGTTATGCGACCTAGAGAACAGAAGGAATGGTTGGTGCGAGAACTGGGTAGTATTGGCGACAAGATTCTTGGAGTAGTTAGGGGTAATCACGAGGAAAGAAGTTCTAATGAAACTGATAATTGTCCGTTATATGATGTTATGGCTAAATTGGATTTGGAATCGTTATATAGAGAGAATATGGCTTTTCTAAAAATAAATCTTGGTAGCAGAACAGCGGATAGGCAATGTAGCTATGTTATTGGATTGGCTCACGGAAAAAGTAAGGCTAGGACTGGATACTTCGCTTACATGATTGATGGAATGGATGTTTTTGTTACTGGACATGTTCATACTCCAAGTTCTACGTTCCCAGCTAAAATAGTAATCGATTCGCACAATGAAACGATTAGACGAGTTGGTTTTAAGCATATCATAGTACCCAGTTTGGATTATGGTGGATATCAACTTAGGGATATGTATAATATCCAAGATTCAAATGTGTTCCCTATTGTTCATCTTGGTGGTGAGCGGAAAGAGGTAAGTGTAACATGGAAATAAAAAAGATTTATCTGATATTTGAAGATAATACAATGAAAAAAGAAGATATAGATATAGACTTAAAAGCAGAGGGTTATCCACATATCTTCTGTTTTGGAAAGAATGTTGCGGATAAAGATAAGAAGTTTCACATTTCAGTATCTGACGAAGTCTGGGTTTTCAGAAATTGTGAAGATATACTGGATTATAAAATTGCAGTAGAGTTGGGAAAAGACATTTGGAGGATGGCATAATGGCAGATGGGTTAACTATTGCCGAGGTTGAAAATTATGTGAACGTGGTAATTCCTAAGATTGAAAAGCAACTTTCAATTAGAAACCAACCCACGAAAGATAAACGTGATGCGTATCTTCTTTATTTGGATATACTTAGGTTGGTCGCTCCATATAATTTTCAGAGTTTCAATAAGTTTATAGAAATAGACGAGGACCATAATCTTCCAACAAAAGCTTTCTACCATAATAGGAAAAATCATATGGGAGAACTTTTTGATGCGTTGAATGATATGGAGATTTATGACGAGTATGATTACTTACTTATTACTACTCCACCTCGTTGTGGGAAAGCGTTAAGTCTTTCTTCACCATTACTTACACCAAATGGGTGGACTACTATGGGTCAAGTTAATGTTGGAGATAAATTAATAGGACATGATGGTAAACCCACTAAAATATTAGGTGTGTATCCACAAGGTAAGAAGGATATTTACAAAGTATCATTTGATGATGACACAAGTGTAGATTGTACATTGGACCATTTGTGGACAGTTCAAACTAGGGATGATAGAAGACGGGGTAAAGAAAGAACAGTAACCACTGGTGACATGGTAAAAAATCTTTATGTTGAATGTGGAACAAGAAAAAATTATTCAATAGAGTATGTTAAACCAGTTCATTTTAAAAATACATTGAAAGAGGAAGATTTACATCCTTATTATATTGGGGTATTATTAAGTGATAATTGTGTTGGTAGTCCTACACTTAAGTTAAATAAATTAAAAAAATATGGATTAATGTTTAACGTATCTAACTCTAAATTTATACCACGTAAGTATTTATATTCAAGTGTGGAAAATAGACTTGAGTTATTACAAGGCTTAATGGACACTGATGGTTGTGCAGGGAGCGATGGAACTTCATATAATGAATACACCACTGTTTCAGAACAATTATCAAAAGATGTAATTGAATTAATCAGAAGTCTAGGTGGTAGAGCAACAATGTCTACTAAGATTGGAAGTTATGTTTCTCAATTTGGCAATAAAATAATGTGTCAAAAAGCTTATAGAATACATTTCACTATGGAAATAAATCCATTTAAATTACCTAGAAAACGAAAGTGTTTTAATCCAAGGATAGTTAGGAATGTAAAATATATCAAATCTATAGAGTTAACTGGGAATGAAGAATGTCAGTGTATAGAAGTTGATGACAAAAAGAAATTGTTTGTAGCAGATGGTTATAANTTAACNCANAATACTACAACNGGTATTAGATTCTTGGCATGGATTATGGGAAGACATCCAGAATCACCACAACTCGCTACTTCATACTCTGATAACATTACAAGTTCATTTTATATAGGAGTAATGGAAGTTGTACAACATGAGAGGTTTAAAGAAGTGTTTCCAGAAGCTGGGGTGGTTAATCAAAACGCAAAAAGGGAAGAAATTTGGTTAAAAACATTAAAACGATACCCTAGTATTTCGTTCGTTCCTATTGGTGGTTCAATGACTGGTAGGTGCGAAGCTGAAAAGTATTTATACTGTGATGACTTAGTTTCTGGATTAGAAGAAGCCTTGTCAATCGTGCGTTTAAAAAAGTTATGTGATTTATATTCGGTTAATTGTAAGCAGAGAAAAAAAGAGGGTGCTAAAGAGATTCATATAGCTACTCACTGGTCAGTACATGACGTACTTTCAAAAGTCAAAAATGATAATGAGAATAATCCAAGATGTAAGGTTATTAGTATTCCATGTTATGATGAGAATGGAGAAAGTAACTTTAATTTCAATGGTGGGTTTTCTACAAAGTATTATAAGGATATGGAAAACTCAATGGACAGTGCTTCATTTTCGGCTTTGTATAAATGTGAACCAATTGAACGAGAAGGACTGTTGTATAATAAGGATGAACTACAATTCTACTTTGAACTTCCTAGCGAAGCACCAGATAGTATAATTGGTATTTGTGACAGTAAGAATATGGGAAAAGACTATGTATCTGCTCTTACTGGATATGTATATGGAGATTTTGTTTATATTGATGATGTGGTTTATAATAATGGACTTCCGGAAATTACAAAAATACTCGTGGCAAATATGTGGTTAAGACATAAGGTTGTCAGAGCAGATATAGAAATGAATAATGGCGGGAACTACTATGGAGAGGGAGTTGATACTCTCATTAAAGAGGGTAATGGTAAGACTAGCATAAGAACCTTCTTTACTGGTAATAATAAAGTTGTAAAGATTGTTACATATTCGGATTTTGCCAAGAAGCAGTTTATATTTAAAGATGCTAGTATGTATAATAGTAATAGTGAGTATGCTATGTTTATGAAAGACCTATGTTCTTGGACACAAACGGGCAAAAATCCTCATGATGATGCACCAGATTCTACAGCTATGTTAGCACAATTAATGCAAGACTTGTCTGGAAATTCAGTAAAGGTGCTTAAAAGAAAACAACTTGGAATATAAAGGAGTGTTACTATGGTTTTAAAAGGAAGAAAAAAGATTTTGGCAGAATATTCCAATGACGAACTTAGGGATGTAAATAATTTAATAACTGTTCTTAATAACAGTAGACCCACTCATCTTATCAATAAAGTTCAGATAGACTATTTGGTCAATTATCGTTCTGGGGTTCAACCCATTTTGGATAAGGTGAAGTTGGTTAGGGAAGAAATTAATAATAAATTGGTAATCAATCACGCACAAATGATTACCAGAAATATAATTGGATATTTCCTTGGAACACCAATCCAGTATATACAAAGTGGTGCAGACTTTAAAGATGAAATAGATATGTTGAATAAGTATGTTGCGTATGAAGATAAGGCTAATGTGGATAAGGAAATTGGAGAGTATCAGAGTGTGTGTGGTACTGGATATAGAATTATATACACTGACGGAGAATTGGCTGACGAAGTTCCCTTTGAGGATAAAGCACTAGACCCATCTGCAACATATGTAGTGTATGAAAATAATATTGCAGAAAGACCTTTGGTTGGAGTTACATATTACAATACTCTTAACGAAAAAGGCAATGTTGTTGGTGTTACTGTATATGCTTACACTAGGCATGGACTTTATACTTTCAAAACAAAAACTGGTCAGATAAATGTGTTTACTCCAGAACCAGAATTTCAAGCCTATGATGTAGGTGGGATTCCAATAATCGAATACCCAAATAATATGTGGCGAATCGGAGATTGGGAGTTATGTTTAGGACTGATGAACGCAATTAGTATAATTAATAGTGGTAGACTAGATGATATCGACCAGATAGTACAGTCACTGTTGGTGTTTATAAATGCAGATATTGATGAAGATAAATATACAGAAATGCGTGAGGGTGGAATAGTTTTATTGAAGAACACCACTAATAACGCATCAGATGTTAAGACTGTTACAGTTCCACTTGACCAAGCTGGTATGCATTTGTTTGCTGAAGAAATGGAGTCTTTACTTTATGCCTTAATCGGAATACCAGATAGGAACAATCGTGCTGGTGGTGGTGGAGATACTGGACAGGCAGTTGAGTTGAGGGATGGATGGGCAGACTTAGAAATTATAGCTAGAAATAAAGAAGTAAC